CTCAGTGTCACTGCCATCTATGACAGTGTGACTGCTGCCACACAGTATCTGATTACTGTTTCACCAGAGTTTGTGTAATGCTAGGTCTAGGTCGTGCCAGTCAATATGCCGGATGGTGGGGTTCAGGCTCACCCACTGCTGTAGTGACCATGAATTCAGTCAGCACTCTGAATTACAAACTCACACAGTCGCCGGCCTTTAGTATTCTCAGCAGCATAGATGATGGTACTCCCAATTTTGAACTGGAATCCACAGGCCTGGTTGATCTTGCTCTGTTGCCGGTGTACAATGACAACAAGGGCTGGACAATTGCCACCACATTCTATCTAGACTGGGATGTGAGTCAGGTCAATTCTGGTGGCAACAGAGTTTATGGATTTTTCCATCAGGTGAAATTTGTGCAAGGAGCCAGTTATCCCAGCACAGATTTCAATGGTATCAATTGCTTTGCTCAGATCAGCAGCGGCAATCTTTACCTGACCAGTAGAATGGAATCACAAGCCAGTGGCATATTCAGAAACTTTACTGCTTTGCCGGGCAGCTGGGAATTGTACAATCAAAGATGGATGACCCTGATCTACAGCAGCAGCAACACACCTGCCAGTTTCAGCAACTACACAGGCGGATCAGTTGGTCAATACAACACAAGAAGTTGTTTGTATGACACTCAGACTGGCGTAAATTTACAGACACTGGACCTGTCATTCTCAGCCAGTTTCCCAGGCATGACAGACTGGACATATCAGTCAGGCTCACCACCCGAACTACCTGCCAATCTCAGTGCCAGTGACGGATTTCAAACTACCAGTAGTGCTCCAGCAGCAGGTTCCACACAGAAAAATAGAATAGGCATGATGTGGGGAACATTTGGCAGTGCATTTGATCCTGCTGTGTTGCCCAACACAGGTATATTGACCAATAGACCACCCAAGGTCCTGGGCAACAGCACAGCCTGTTACAATATTCCTTTTGCTGATTATGTGGCCGGCTCTGGTGCAGATCCTTATTATATTGCCAACTCTGGTCAGGATGTGTTTGCCAGTGCCAACGATCGCACCTTGCCCTTTACCTTTGATGGCAATGCTACACAATTTGGCGATACCTACAGCAGTACCATAATACCAAACACACAAGGATAATTCATGACAACAAGTTATAACCTGGCCAACAAACTGGTCAATGCAACACTAGGCAATATCACATACACATCACCTGCTAGTGTGTATGCCAGCCTGTACAGCACAGCACCCACAGCCAACACTTCAGGAACAGAACTCACAGGCAACGGCTATGCAAGACAAGTCACAACATTTGCTTCTGCAGCCAATGGCATTGCCAGCAGCAATGCGGTAGTGACTTTTGGTCCTTGCACAGGCAACAACTGGCCCACAGTCACAGCAGTTGGTATCACGGATGCCAGCACAGCAGGCAATATCATGTACTTCAACACCATTTCTGGCAGAAACATCCAGGTTGGTGACAGCCTGGTATTTGGCACTGGCAACATCACCATCACATTGAGCTAATACCATGACTGACATTGAATCAGAAAATCTTGCAGCTCATGTGCGCATTTGTCAACAAAGATATCAGTATCTAGAAGACAAAATCCAACTGGTGTCTGATCGCATGGAAAAGATTGAACACCTGGTGTGTGACATTCGTGACCGCCTGCAGGAGATCACTGAAAAACAAAGCAAAAAATGGGATGGCGCACAAACAGCCATAATCAGTTTGTTGATCAGTGCTGTGGCTTTTCTCCTGGTCAAGACTTTATTTTAGACTCAGCAGGCGACCTGTCACAGGATCCCTGGGACGCCAATTTGGATGTTGTTGTTGTTTGGACCTGGCTTCTATCAGGCCAGTTTCAGGATTGGTTCTTCTGCTGCAACTTTGACATTTCCAAATCCACATCTGCAGTGTGCGACTCCAGATGATATCAAATCTCACATGATCTGGTCTCATACGACGGCATGTGCCACAAGGATCTGCACTGGGTTTGAGTTCAGTGACCACACAGGCATCTCCCGGATCTCTGGGCTGTAGATACAGGTCATGCCGCCCACGTGTGTTGGCTTCCTTGGTCCAGATACAGTGAGCACGTTGTTGCACCAGTTGTTGAAATTTTTTGCGATCCATAAGGTATTTACGAAACCAAATTGTGCCAAGTAAATAAGCCATGCACACACAATATGATTCACGTCCGGTATGGTGGGACTTTGGTGATCTAGGATGGCCAGGTTGGACACCGGTCACTGTGCTGGAAATGCAGATCTTGTTGAAGGGTGCTGAACGTCTGATGCAAAACAACTCACCAGAGGTGTGCAGGAGCTGGACACAGGCCAGCAGCACCCAACTGATCCAGCAGGCCATCACTCAAGGTATCACACCCTACTGGATCAGTCAAGCCTTGTTGATCACTGCTGTGAGAGGCCTATTGGGTGAAAAAATTCCTGATGTGTTGTTCTCAGATGACTAAATACTCAGTTGGAGCAAGGGATCATTCACAAGTGATCTAAACGCAGACTCAACGGGAAGAGTCCAATCACAATGTCACGCTGATATTTGGTTCCTATAAAAACACACCCCGTCCTGCTCCAACACCCTGCCTGCTGCAGGCTTTTTTTTGACTGAATTTTGCCGTTAAACCTTGATTTTTCCACTACAATACTATATAATACAGTATAGGAGCAGCAAATGGCGTACACACCCAACTTTAGTGACCCCAGGGTCCAACGACGAATCCGGCGAGCCATTGGCTTTGCTTCAGGAGTAATCAGCACGACCAAATCACAACAGTGGAGCACAAGATACATTGACAAGTGGTTTGGTAGTCAGCGAAATGATCTCTGCAGGTATCTGCGGCAACAACTGCTGATTGAGACCAACAGTCACTGGAGCAAAGACACAGGCAAGTGCAAAGAGTATGTGTTAAATCAAACAGGAGTTGACGATCTTTGCGAATCCATTGGGTTGATAAAAAATAACACAACAACACAACTATACCCTATTGTAGTGGAAGTTGCTCAAGCAGAGTATCAGTCAGAACTCAACACAGGCAGTTTTGCTTACAATGATCAAAGTAGCCGTCTTTGGCATCCGCTACAGAACTTCAAACGTAATTACAAAAAAACTGTGCTGGAGCAAAACGGATACAAACATCACTATGATGTTGAATGCTGTGCTATGACCTTGATACATCAACACGCACAACAAATACAACAAGTCGTCCACAATAGCAAATGGCAGCAAGGGCCTATGGATCTGTATCTATTTGCCCTGCGTGATTACTTGCGTGATCGCCAAAGCATCCGCAAACAAATTGCACAGCAAGCAGATGTAGATCCAGAAATTATCAAACGCATCATCAATGCCTTGCTGGCAGGGGCAAAGTTAAGTGCGAACCCCACAACTGAGATTTACAAATTGCTGTCAGGAGATGTGGCACGAATCCGTTTCTTACAACAGCACAAGTACATGACTCAATTACGAGCAGACATAAAGACCTGTTGGGATTACATCAAGCCCACAATGTCACGACGAAGCAAGCAAGACAAAAACAATCGTGAACGAATGCTTGCTATTTCAAGTCGTCAGAAGTGGAGTGTGTATTTTGATCTAGAAAGACAGGTTCTCAATGAGATTCGTGAGTTTCTTTGTGAAACCAATAACCGGCATTTTCTGGAACATGATGGATGGAGTTGTGAGAGTGAGATAGATCACACCTCTTTGAGTGCAAGAGTTCTTGAGAGAACTGGATTTAGAGTTAATTTTGAAAAGAAATAACAACAACACAACTATACCCTATTGTAGTGGATCTCTTAAGGAACTCGCACATGACCAAAAAGCACAAGAAAAAATCCCTAGATCACTCCTGTTGTGCGTGTGATATACAAAAGCGAGGACCTCATTGGGGACTGTTTTGTATTCCGCACGGTCACTGGTTCAAATGGCTTGGCAAAGATGAATTAAAGGTGTTGCGTGAGATAGACATACCCTGGATCACAACTGCCAGGCCCGCGGCATCAAAAACCTTGCAAAATAACACAAGATATCGTAATATGCTAAATACAACATGACAACCACAACTGGCAACTATCCCCGTGGACCAAGACCGCATGTGTGGCAAACAGGTCCAGATCCTGTACGTCATGCTCAGCACACTGCCTGGAGCAGAAGCCGGGCTCAGGCACACTTTCGTGGAGAGACCTGGGCCTTGACATTTGCTCAGTATGAAGCTGTGTGGGCAGATCAATGGCACCGCAGAAGTCGCCTAGCAGACGGTATCATGCTGATGAGAAAGAACTGGCGACTGCCCTGGAGTGTAAGCAATGTGGACCTGGTCACACGTGAGGTATTTCATCAGCGACAACAACAGATCAAACTAGACAGAAAGAAACTCAATGACAAAACGATATAGATTCCACTTGCTGGCCATTCCGCACACCATAACCCATAAAGATTATGTGGCCTGTGCTTACACACAAAAGGTGTTGAAATTTGCCAAAATGATGACTGATCGCGGACACACAGTGATCCACTACGGTCATGAGGCGTCAGATGTGGTGTGTTCAGAACATGTCACTGTGACTGACAATGCTGTGCTTGAAAAGGCCTATGGCTCACATGACTGGCGCAGACATCAGTTCAAGCACAATGTGTTTGACTATGCCAATGTGACCTACAACAGTCGTGTGATTCCTGAGATACAACGGCGAGCACAAAAGGGCGACTTCCTGTTGTGCACCTGGGGATTTGGTCATCAGTCAGTGGCCCGCTTTGCAGAAACACTGGGCGTGATTGCTGTGGAGCCCGGCATTGGCTACACCTCAGGACACTTTGCCAAGTGGCGTGCCTATGAAAGTCATGCTGTGCGAGCAGTTGTGGAAGGCACTGCTGCGCCACAAAACTGGTATTCCTGGGTGATACCCAACTACTTTGATCCAGATGACTTTGACTACACGGAAACCAAACAAGACTATGTGTTGTTCCTGGGCAGAGTAGCAGAGATCAAAGGCATTACCACTTGTATCAAGGCCTGTGAAGCCGCAGGCTACCGCCTCAAAATAGCAGGGCAAGGACGCTTGAGTGATCTTGGCTACACCAACACACCGCCCTGGGTTGAGGAACTGGGCTATGCAGACACTGAACAACGAAGAACGCTCATGGCCAATGCAAGAGCCTTGATCATTGCCACCACATACCTGGAACCATTTGGTGGTGTTGTGGTGGAAGCCTTGTTGTCAGGCACACCCATAATCACACCGCACTTTGGTGCGTTCGCTGAAATACAAACTGACCAAACAGGATTCCTGTGTCACACCTTGCGGGAATATCGTGATGCCATACTGGCAGCACACACCATATCACCCTCAGCCTGTCGTGAGCGTGGCATGAGATACAGTCTTGAATCAGTGGCACCAGAGTTTGAAGCCTGGTTTGCTGCCATCACAGATGTGTATTCAGGCACCGGATGGGAGCAGTTATGAGTCTAGTTGCAGGCATAAAAAACTGTGAAGCCATCACAGATCTCTTGAATGGCATAATTCAAGACACCGGACGTGCGATTGAAACAGACAATCGCATGATCTGGAAAGGTCTACTGAATGCAGCAGAAATACGCAATGAATTCTGGAGTGACACAATTCAAGCCATGGAAATGCTGGAGCGTGAATGTCGTGGCAATTTTCAAGCATTCAATCGTGAAGCTGTGTGGGCAGCAAGAGAAGCCTGGGACACAGATTCAGGCGGTCACACACGCTGCATGGATCAGAGTCACAACAAAGGTCGTACCTGGAGACTGTGCATGACCATACGAGAAGTGATCAACAGCATCAATGGTGTGGAGATACCAAACAAATGAGCAACACTAGTTTTGATTATGCACGAATGGATCAGGAAGAGCGTCCTTTTGCACGCCGTTTGGCCCAGTGGATTGACCTGCGTTGGTCAGGACCTGTGGTGGATCTAGGAGCAGGCACAGGAGTTTATGTTCAAGAACTTCGTGCAAGAGGTGTACCTGCTCAAGGCTATGATGTTACACAACCACAGCCTTGTCCGGACTTGGTGCACACTCAGGATCTGCTGCAGGTGCATGCACCTGCACCTGTTGTGATATGTCTGGAAGTGGCTGAACACATTGACCACAGTCTGTCAGCACAGGTGGTTCATAGTGTGTGGCAAAACTGTGAGCCTGGAGGCTGGGTTGTTTGGTCAGCGGCACAGCCAGGCCAAGGTGGCGTGGGACACATCAACTGTCAGGCTCCTGAGTTCTGGACCTATCATGCACAGCAGCAGGGATTCCGCAGACGCTGGGACACAGAAGCAGACCTTGACACATTCATCCTGGCAGGTGAGCACATGGGATGGTTTCGCAACAACAGGCAAATATGGCAACGGCCTATCACCCGGTGAATCTGATGATTTCTGCTGTGAAACTGCCTAAAACCCTGTGCGCAGACACCGCTAGACTAGGAAAAATCCCTGCAAAAAGCAAGACAACCAGGATCACTACTAGGACCGCTGGAACACAAGCGATCTCAGCGAGATCTGCACCTTAAATTTGTGTTGCATAAAAACAACACTGTGATTTGACCAATAAGACGTCTAGTGCTATAATACACACATAGACAGCAAAAAGCACACAGCAAAATGAGTTGTTTATACAGGAACTACACTATGCAAAACGCAACAGCACTCACAGAACTTACACACGCACAATTGGTGGCTAAACTTACAGCAATTGAAGAGATTGTGTTTGGTCTGCATTTAGATATCATTGGCAATGAAGACTATGAAAATATGTCTGAGGCTACTGAATTGGCTGTGACTAAAATCAACAATGAACTTTACAATGCAATCTACAACAAAGACTTGATCTAACAAGTTGTTGTAAAAATACAACAGGCACAAGAGTGCCTGATTTGACCAATATTGCAATTTCGTATATAATACACACATAGACAGCAAAAAGCACATCGCAAAATGAGTTGTTTATACAGGAGAGACACTATGTCCAAGCAAGCAATCGCGTTTCACGAGTTCGCAACTCGCAAAGCCCATGACGGCAGGTTTGATGACGTTGCTGATGTTCGCAGTCACTACAAAGGGCATCAATTTGATACCTGGATCAACAACGCCTTGATTGAGTATCGTCAGTATCTCACTGACACATTCCCTGACATGACCCTGCGTGAAGCCGCAGAACTCACAAAAAGGGCACCACAAAATGTCTAATCCGGTAGAATTGTATTACCTCAAGCAAGGTGACCGGATGTGGTATTTTGACGACATCAGTCGCAAAGGCCTGATTGAACAAGGTCTCAAAACTATCACAGAGTTTATGCTGTCCGGACCAAGTCGCCAGGAGTTTGATCAGCATCCGGGAATCCAACGCATCTTGCGTGAAGTGCCAGAGTGCCGTCAGACTTACCAAAAGCACATTCGCGAGAGCGTGGCGTTTGAATCACACAAACGAGTGTTGTAAAAACACAACAGGGGCACGAGCCCCTGTTTGACCCTTATTGGCACTTGTGCTATACTAACAACTTATCAACAACGCTTCAAGGAGCAACAAATGTCAGACTATAAACTATATCGTGATCGCAATCACCAAATGGTATTAAAAGTGTTAGCCTGTGTTGACGAAACAGGTGAGACTTGGTTTGTGCCAACTAATCCTACAGCAGAGGGCAAGTTTGATGACATTGCCAAAGGCGATTTGATGTTGTTCTTGAATGACCTTACAGACCCTATTGATCACGAATACAGCGTGAGTGTGAAAAGTTATAACATGGACTTTCTTGAGTCTTGGTTTGTAGAGGTGACAGAATGATAGGCTTTTTAATACTTTTTAATCGCCAGCGTGATTTTAGTTCAGCAGATCACATTGTGAGTATTGAGTTGGGAACTAAATTTTCCCACAAACTGGATTACGATGATGCTGGTGATTCAGACAACGGTCTTGGCAGCATTTTTACTGTGCCGCAGGCGTTATTTGATCAGTTGCACATGTTAGCAGAATTGACCAGTCATCGTAGTCGTCCAGGAATGACTAATCTTGCTGTGTGGTATGCTATACCTACAAAACAACATGCTGTTTTTATGGATTTGTTGAAAGAGGCCGCAGAATGAAAACATATCGTTTGGAAGTTTATGGTCAATTAAACGGCCTGGAGTGCCATTTGTTTGGTAGAGAAAACATCACATTGAAAACAGCCCTGCGTTTGATACGCACACTGACCACAGAAACTTATCAACTGATTGAAGAGGCCGCAGAATGAAAACTATTACCATTGGCACATATCACATGCCCATCACTGCAGATTTAGAGCAGAAATTCCTGGAATTTTATGCCTACTACAGCCTGCCCGCAGCGGTGCGATGCCGTATGGATCCCCGGGCCAAACAACATGGCTGGCTCTGGGATGACACACGATCTGCCTTGTATGACGCCTGGATTGAGTTTCTTGAAAACAGCAACATCACTGCGGAACAGCACGATCAACTGTGTGAACTTGTTTATGAGCAAGATGATCATGACATCACAGATCAACTTGAATTGGCATTAGAATTGGAGACAGCATAATGAAAATCACTTACGTCAGAACTGGTGTTTTTGAAACTAACTTTAGGGATGAATGGGATCTTGAGATCTCGCCAGACATGTTGGCACAGATAAAATCAGGCGAGCATCCTGACTATGGCTCTGTTGAAGAATGGGTTGAGGCTACCTGGACAGGCCATGAGCCGGCCACTCGTTCTGTGACTGAAGCAGGTGAAGTATATGAAGGCGACACTCAGATCCTGGAGGCAGCATGAGCAAATATTACTATCATGGAACCACATTGGCAGGGCATCACGCAATCCAAAAAACAGGATACATTATGCCACAGTCTGGCAAGACTTATACCAATCAAGTATTCCTTTGTGACAATGACAAATATGCTCGCCGTGTGACTTTTATCAAACACGCACAACAGCAAGGTGATGTGATTGTGGTTTACAAGATACACAAAAATAATCTGCGTAAAAAACTTCTACGGGATGGTAGCCGCCACATCAGCACAATGTTGAGTTTTGGTGAGCCTACCTGGTGCTATTCACAGCCCATTGATATTGCTAGCGATACTGTATGGGTAGGGGCGGCTCCTTATTTCCTAAACTTGCCTGAAGGTGTGAGTATTGCACGCGATGGCCCGTCAACTGGCTTGATTTTCACAGCAGAAGCAGCACAGGAGTTTGGCATTGACGCCGCAGCACCTGGTGTTTATTCCGTCCAGGAGGCAGCATAATGCCCAGACCCAAATACCAAATACGCACCGCTCAGGGTGTGTTTGACACAGTGGATCTTGCTGCACAAGCACATGAAGTCTCTCGCAGCACCATTCTGCTGCGCTGCGACACACACCCTGATCAATACCAAAAAATTCCCTTGATCTATCCTGCAGCACGGCCACGCACACCGGTTGTGACAGGTCAGTCAGTGCCGGCCTGGCCCTTGCCCTGGAGTCAGTATCGCAGTCTCAGTTGGGACCAGCGTGATCTCATCTGGTGCCGCTGGCTTGAGCGCACAGGACTAGATCCAGAATTGACAGACACAGTGGATGCTTTTTTTGATCCCATGGATCAGATCATGGCAGATGATTCAGAACAGGAGTCTGTATGACCACACCCTTGTTCACAAGACTACAGATGCAGAGTCTCATAAGACGCACAATCCACACACATGGAGTTGATGCGGCACTGGACATTGTGTATTCAGCAGTAGAAAAGGAAACCGCACATGAAATCCGTAACCGTCATAATGATCATGATAATCATGATCACGCTCATGCTCACAGCCTGCGCCAACCCCTGGGCAAATCCCTGCTACCAGGCCTTGATCTGTGAACACACAGCACAGGGCACTCAATATCAGGTGCCAGGCGAAAGTGCGAGCACACAGGGCGTGGGCACACGACCCCTCACCGTCACCAACTCCAGAGGCCGTGTAATTGGCACTATTAGATAACTTGCTCATACGTGAAGGCCGTGCTGTGTTTAGAGAATACACACAGGGCAGGTTCACAGGTGTCATGCCCTATGCTGAGCCAGAGATCCAGCACACACGCGGTGTGGAAGTGCAGTTGCCTGAGCGAGACTGGCAGGAGATTGTGCAAATTGTTCAGGCACATGAACGTGCTGTGCGGCATCCTGCTGTGATGAACGCCTGGCAGCAGTATGTGATGATCAGAAACCTTGTGCATATGCCGGGTCCTGATTAAATAACACAATGCGTCCTGCTCCTGAAATACTGCTGGAAAATCACACCACAGACTTTTACACCACACAAGTGGTACAGGCACCAGACTGGTGGGTGGTGTGCTATCAGGGCAGACCATGCCAACTCAAACAAATCTCCCGGCACATAGACCGCACCAAATACATCAGAAACGGCAGCCCACATGCAGCTACCACACGAAATCTTGCTCACAAACTCAATGTGATGTTTGACACTGAGGATTTTGTGGCCCTAAAGGTCATGTAGTCTGTGCCGTTAGGTAAGTAAACTTACAGCCCTGCGCTGGTAAAGGAACTTGACCTATGAACGAGGTAGACACTGATCAGTCACCGGATCACACGCCACAAGACGTACCCAATCTTGAAACACGCAATCAGACACTGTTGGTGGCCTGTCAGGAACACATCAACAATCGCGATCACACCGGCGGAAAACCGGAAAAACCCATCACAATTGAGACCCAGGGCAAGATTGTGGGTCGCAACAAAAAAGCCATTACCACTGCAGATGTGTTCAAACTTGCTGCCATAGGCTGCAAAGACACAGAGATCTCTGACTGGTTTGGCATTGACTCCAACACACTTCGCTACAACTTCAGCGTAGAACTTGTAAAAGGTCGCGAGACACTAAAGCAAAGTCTAAGAAGAAAACAGATAGAAGTGGCCATGAGTGGCAATCCCACCATGCTGATTTTTCTAGGCAAGAATCTGCTGGGTCAAAGTGACTCACCACTCACAAACCAGGAAGCACAAGTGTTGCCCTGGGAGGATGAATAATTGGCTCTGAGTGCGCCACAACAACTGATTGCTTCAAGCACCTCAAGATTCAGAGTGGCCATCTGCGGACGTAGATTTGGCAAAACATTTCTGGCCATGCGTGAACTGGCTCGCTTTGCTCGTTATCCTGACAGAACCTGCTGGTTCATTGCACCCACACGTGGTCAAGGCAAGGGCATTGTGTGGGAACAGTTGAAAGGTCGTCTCACTGATCTCAACTGGGTCACCAAGGTCAACGAAAGTGATCTCACTCTGCACCTGCGCAATGGCAGTGAAATAGGCATACGCTCAGCAGATGCATTTGATCGCATGAGGGGATACAGCGTGGATTTTTGTGTGTTTGATGAGTTTGCAGACATGGACACAGAAGTCTGGACTGCGGTGCGTCCCACCCTGAGTGACACACAGGGTCATGCCTTGTTCATAGGCACACCCAAGGGCACAGGCAACTGGAGCAAGGACATATTTGACATGAGTCTGGACCATGCAGACTCCTGGGCGAGTTGGCAGTTTACCACACTGGAAGGTGGTAGAGTCACGCCAGAAGAAATTGCTGCTGCCAGATCTGAAATGGATGAACGCACATTCCGTCAGGAGTTTGAAGCCACATTTGAATCATATGCCGGCAGGATCTACTATGCATTTGACCGTGCGAATGTGGTGAGTCTCCGTGTTGATCAACCAGATGCTGTGCATATAGGCATGGACTTCAACATTGATCCCATGAGTGCCACCATTGGGGTCAGACACAACGATACGCTACACATTGTGGATGAGATCCGCATGTTCAGTTCAAACACACAGGAAATGGTGGCGGAAATAAAATCACGCTATCCACGCAGCAAGATCTGGGTGTATCCTGACCCTGCTGCCAGACAACGCAAGACTTCAGCAGGTGGAGCCACAGACATCAGCATTTTGACCAATGCAGGCTTTGTGGTCAAGGCACCCATGAGTCACGACCCGGTGCGTGATGGCATCAATGCTGTGAACTCACGACTGTGTGATGCCGCAGGCAAGAGACATCTAGTTGTTGATCCCAAGTGTAAATACACCATAGAAGCTCTGGAAAGACATGCCTACAAACAGGGCACCAGTCAACCAGACAAAGATTCAGGATATGACCACATGAGCGATGCACTACGCTACATGGTGTCATATATCTGGCCCGTGAAAACGGAATATAAACCACTGCCAGCACAACGCTGGGGACATAGGATTACTTAAAATGGCAAATATCGTTCTAACAGAAGCATACAACTATGCAGGCAGCCTCAATGTGGACTTCAGCAGAAATAGAGATCGCTGGATCTTTTTGCTGGACAGTTATGTGGGCGGAGATGACTATCGCCTGGGCAACTACCTGGTCAAATACACCAATGAAACAGGTGCTGAATATCAAGCCCGCTGCAGAAGCACACCACTAGACAATCACTGCCGCAGTGTGATCAGTGTGTATATCAGTTTCTTGTTTCGTGAACAACCCAAAAGACAGTTTGGCACCATTGAAAATGATCCCATGTTGCAGGACTTCCTGGAAGATGCAGACATGGATGGACGCAGTTTTGATGCGTTCATGAAAGAAGTCAGCGTCTGGAGTTCAGTGTTTGGACACTGCTGGGTCCTAATGACCAAGCCTGGTACGGCTGCAGAAACTCTGGCAGATCAACTGGCTCAAGGTGTGAGACCCTATGTTAATCTGCTGACACCCCTGGTGGTCACTGACTGGCGTTGGGAACGTCGTGCCAATGGTCGTTATGACATTGTGTATTTCAAATACATTGAAGATGTGAATGACTCAGTAACCACCATCCGTGAATGGACACCTGACTTCATACGCACCTATGAAGCCAACAACATCAGACGCGAAGCCCTGTTGGTGGCAGAAGAAATCAACGAACTGGGCCGTGTGCCTGTGGTCCTGGTCTACAATGAACGCAGTCAGGTGCGTGGTATTGGCATAAGTGACATCACGGACATTGCTGATCAACAGCGAGCCATCTACAATGAACTGAGTGAAGTAGAACAGTCAGTTAGACTGGAAGGCCATCCCAGTCTGGTTGTGACCCCAGACACACAGGTGGGTGCAGGTGCAGGTGCCATAATCATGATGGGCACTGATCTTGACCCTGGCTTGCGTCCCTACATGCTGAATGCAGATGCCACTCCCATCAACATGATCTACGAATCAGTAAACAACCGTGTGAAGATGATTGACCGCATGGCCAACACAGGCAGTGTGCGTGGAACAGATGCCACCTCAATGAGTGGCATTGCTATGGAAACAGAATTCCAGTTGCTCAACGCCAAACTGAGTGAGAAAGCAGACAATCTTGAACTGGCTGAAGAACAGATCTGGCAGCTGTGGAGCCTGTATCAGAGTCAGACCTGGACCGGTGAAATAGAGTATCCAGGAAGTTTCAACATTCGTGACACTGGTCGTGAAGTTGCACAACTGGTCACTGCCAAATCAGCCGCAACTGATCCTGTGGTGTACAGAGCAATTGATCAACACTTGCTGGAACTGCTGGGTGAAGATGATGATCTCTTGCCGTTTATTGATCCAAATCCACAAACAGGTAGAACATATCCTGATGGTGAAGCAATCCCTGACTCATTGCCAGCCGCGTATCAGTTGGCCACCAACCCTGATGTGCCGCCAGGCGAAAACTGCGGCAACTGTGAATACTACAAGCCTGGTGAATTGTATTGCACCAAGTTTGATGCACCTGTTCGTGCTGTGTTCTGGTGTGCCAAGTGGGAAGGCTATGATTCAGGAATGGCCTCAACAACTAAGGAGATCTTATGAGAGCATTGCCAGCAAGAGGGTCCAGGACTGAAAAGAACAAGAAGCGACCCAAACCACCCAAACCTGGAAGAGGATACTAAAATGAAAGACAGCAAACGAGTCATTAGAGGTTTCACAGAAACTTCAATCAACAAGAACATCAAGATGTTGCAACGTGAATATCCCACGCAGACACGAGCAAGAGACACAGCCGTTGCGTTAAACATTGCTGAAGACCAAGCCATCCGGGCCAACAGACCCAGACTTGTTCGCAAACTCAGCAAGTAAAGGCTGCAAGGCCACGCACAAACGGTAAATAAAATTACCATACGCTTGCATCACCCTGGTGTGAGCGTGGATCAACCACAAGGGGAAGAGATACAATGAACTCAGAATCATTGGCAGCAACAGGAGCAACTGACGCTCTGCCACACACAAGTCAGGAAGCCGCAGGCAACACACAGCGTACATATTCTCAAGAAGAATTTGACAATGCAATGGCCAAGATGAAAGCCGCTGTTCAGAAAAAGGTTGCAAAACCCTATGAAGAACTAGGTGACATTGAGGAACTACGCACAATCAAGTCTGACTGGGAACAGAAACAACAACAAGAGCAGGTCAAGCGTGGAGAGTTTGAAAAAATTCTACAGGACATGGCAGCCAAGAAAGATGCTGAGATAGCCAAGCGGGACCGCGTGATACAAGAATACAAAGTTGATGTGCCTCTGGTCACAACAGCAGCAAGACTTCGTTCAGTCAATCCTGAACAGGTCAAGAGTCTGTTGAGAAGCCAGGTGCGTATGAGTCAAGATGGAGAAGTAGAAGTGTTAGACAGTGCAGGCAAAGTTCGCTACACGGATCAAGGGCAACCTTGGGGTGTTGAGAATCTTGTGCAGGACTTTCTCACAAGTAATCCTCATTTTGTTCAGGCCACTCCGGCCACATCACAAGGTCGTTCTTCAATATCTGCAGCAAGCCCACACAAGGTGGACATCACCAAACTGGACATGAAAAGTCCAGAAGACCGCAAAGTCTATGCACAATATCGCAAGACCAACGGTATAGCCTAATATTCAAGGAGAATTCTAATGGCCGGTTCAACAACAACAACTCTAAACGATCTCTTACCAGAGATTATCCAGGAAGCCATGTTCGTGGCATCAGAACGCAGTATCATGCGTGGTCTGGTAAAGAACTACACCCTGGCCCCTGGTCAAGGTAAAAATGTCAATGTGCCCATCTACCCAATCCAAACAGCCGCGGCTGTGACGGAAGGTAATGAAGTCACCAACACCGCAGTGTCAACCAACACAGCACAGTTAGTGGTAAGTCCAGTTGCTATCCGCACCTTGCTTACTGACCTGGCCCGTGTGAGTGCAGCCTCAAATGTTGTGGCTGACCTGGGTCGCTTGTTTGGTGAAGCAGTGGCTCGCAAGATTGACACTGACTTGACAGCATTGTTCAGTGGCTTTGTTGCACCCACAGCAGGCACAACTGTTATCACAGCAGCACAGATCTTCACAGCAGTGGCAAAACTCAAGGCAGATGCTGTTCCTACAGACGGAATGGTTTGCGTGATTCATCCTGAGATTGCTTTTGACTTGAAGTCAGCATTGACTTCTCAAGGCAACACACCTTTCACAGCAGGTGCTTATGGTGAAAATGCAAATGAAGCAATGAGAACAGGCTTTGTTGGTATGTTGGCTGGTATCCCAGTTTACGAAACCAGCAACATGGCCAACTCTGGCGCAGCCGGCAACTACATTGGTGCTATTTTCCAGCGTGATGCTATTGGTCTTGGCTTGATTGGCGACATCTCTATTGAGACTCAGCGTCGTGCTGCGTTCCTGGGCGATGACATTGTGTGTTCTGCATATTATGGCACTGGCTTGCTGCAAAGCAACTATGGTCGTAGCTTGAACAACAACTCCAGCATCAACCCTTGATAGGACACGACAATCATGGCTTTCATTACACAAGGAACCACCTTCTTCAGTTTTGCTGATTACGATGATGTTCTGGCCAAGGACAGTCGCCTGTTCTCAGCCAATGAAGGCTTGACTCAAGATGTTGTGGAAGGAGCACTGATTCGTTCAACTCAACGCATTCTGGACATGCTACGCTCAAGCAACTGGTGGAAGGATTACTACATCCGCCAGTCAGGTAGCATGGCCAATGTGGTGACTGGACAAAGTATCAGTGTTCCGGCTCTTGACCCTTTCTTGATCCTGGCACGCCAAAGTGATTTCACAGACCTCTGTGTGTATCACACTCTTTCAGAGTATCTGCTGGCAAAAGTAGCAGACTTTGGCAACCAGGATTCAGCAGAGCGTCAGAAGATTGGATTCTACGACACAAAGTTTCGCGACCTGTTTGACGAATTGATAGTGGCCGGCGACTGGTATGATTTCACCAATAATGGAACCATAACAGATGCTGAAAAATATCCCTACGTTGTAAACTTGGTGAGAACCAGATGAGACAAGCCATCTTGGACGGCATTGCCGCAGTTGCCCTGGGTACCTACGCTGTCAGCAGCGAGTTGCCCTGGGACGCCAGCGGCGAGCAATTGTACTACAAGAACTTCAAGGTGTTCTATGTGAGTGAGCCTGATTCTGTAGAGAGCAATCTCTTCAACACACTAGATGCTGCGGTCTTTGCAAGAAAGGTCACAACCATTCAGGTGTATGTCGTAAATGACGCAAAACTCAAGCCCTCAAACTATGATAGTGTGATGGATGCTGTAAGAAATGTAAAGAATACCACAGAAATAACTGGCGTTGTCAGTCGTGAATGTGATGTTACTACAACTCTTGTGGCAGACACCATGCTGACAGAATTTGAGTTCCGTTTCTCAGAAACGAAAATAAACTAAAGGAAAATCGCAATGGCTTATATCTATCCAGCCCCAGGCGTGGCCAATGTTCAGGCAACTCTAACGCTAACCACGTCAGCTGCCACAGGACCCTTGGCAATGCCCGCACTTCAGGACATCACTATCAACAATAGCAACGATGTATTCACCTGGACACAACTTGACTCCGGCTCTAAACAGCAGGTGGCAACCACAGCAACCAATGACATCAGTATGAACTGTGTGCTTGAACAAACCACATTCTTTGGCAACTCTGCTGCTAGTGCCAGCAGTGCTGCCTACCTTGGTGTGTTTGGTCTCAGCAAGAACAAGCCTCTGGTGGGGTTCACTCTGTACATGGGTGACACATCAACCGGTGCCACAGGACCTACCATCTCAGGTAGTGCTTATGTCACAGGCCTGGCACCCACAGTGAGTGCTGATTCACCTGTGTGGGTCTCACCAATCACCTTGACAGTGACTGGCGACTACACAGTAGCCTAAAAACAGGAACAGGGTTCGCCCCTGTTCCCTGTTGATCAACAGACGAAAGATTTATGGATATATTACAAACCAAAACTGACCTGGAAGTGGCACAAAGCCTCTTGGCTGAAACTGCCAAAAGCGTTAATGAGCTGCGTTGTGCTGCCGCGGACATCTCCAAGGTACACAGTAGACTCAGCTTTCTTGTTGTGTTGTGCAACGAAATGATAAAAAGAACTCAAGGACCCACAGATGAAACTCTCTGACATTGCAAAAAAACCCACTCTGATTGAAGTCACCATTGACGATGCAGACATCGTTGAACAGTACGGTGAAGCCCTGACCTTTTGGACCTGGGATCGCCAGCCCATGGATGTGTTCTTGAAACTGGCCAGTCTTGACCAGAAGAACACCAGTTCAGTGATCTCTGCTGTGCGTGAATTGATCCTGGACTCAGAAGGCAAACAGATTCTCACAGACTCAATTACTCTGCCAACTCAACTCATGATGCGTGTGATCTCGCTTGTGGTTGATCGCCTGGGAAAGTAATCAACGCCCAGTTAGAACCTGATAGTCCTGACCTAAGGCGCTGCCTGGTTCTAGATAACCTGGCCACAAGATATCACCTGTTGCCCAGTCGTGTGCTTGCAGAAGCAGACACCCTGGACTTTCTCGTGATGGACGTGGCCTTGAGTTACACCAAATACACTCAAGACCGTGCAGAAGCCCGCCGCAAAGGTCAGGCTCCGCCAGCACCAGACATACCACTAAATACCCTACAGGACATGATTGAAAGGGTCAAAAGATGAATGTTACATTGGTCACAGATACTATCACACCCAGTATCAAACGAATGCAGGCTGCTCTCAGAGCACTTCCTGCTGCTGCACATGCAGAATTTGTGCAGCAAACTCCTGTTCGCTCAGGCAACGCACGCCGCCATACCAGACTACGTGGACGCACCATTGAAGCACTGTACCCTTATGCTCAGCGGCTGGATCAAGGCTGGAGCAAACAGGCACCTGATGGTATGTCAGCACCTGTTCAACGATTCATCAACCGTGAAATCAACAAAATAATGAGGCTCTAAATGGCAGGTGAACAAAAATACACAGTAGACATTGGCGTAACAGGATTACAAAGTCTAAACACACTACAGACCAGTATTGATAGTGTGCAGAAACGCATGCTGGGTCTCAAAACAGTACTCACAGGAGTGCTGCTGGGCAGCGGTGTGGGTTTTGCACGTGGTGCAATTGCTCTGGCTGACGCCCTACAAGACATCAGCGATGCCACAGGTATTGCCAGTGACCGTATCCTGGCTTTTCAGACAGCAGTCAAAGCCGGAGGCGGTAGTGTTGAGAATGCCAGCAAGGCCTTGTTCACATTCTACGCCAGCATACAGTCAGCAGTGGATGGCAGCATTGCTGCACAATCAGCATTCAGCAAACTGGGCATCAGTCTTGCAGATATCAACACGCTGAGTGAACAAGAATTATTTGTCAAAACTCTGGAACGACTCAGCCAGTTACCACCCAGTGCTCAGAAAGCAGCACTGCAAATGGAACTGCTGGGCAAGGCCGGACGCAGTCTCAACATTGATCCCAACTTCATCACCAGCCTGGCTGCCGGTGGTGAACAGGCACGCACCACAGCTGCCAGCATAGCACGAGCAGCTGAACTCAATGATCAATGGGCTGCCAGCACTGACAAATTGAGACTGAGTTTTCTAGAAGCCTTTGGACCAGCAATCACAGCCCTGAGTCAGTTGTTGACTCTGATGCCTAGTATCACACAGGCATTCAGAGTGCTGGGAGTTGTGATAGCCACTGCTCTTGCAATCACAGGAGCCAGAGCACTGATTGGTGCCCTGGGCATGGTAGCAAGAGGTTTTAGTTTGCTCACAAGTCTGGGCGGCAAACTGGGCAGCATATTCAAAGGTATTGGCAACGGTGCCAACACCATCAACAGTCCTCTAGGCAAGTTACGCGACATAGTGAGTGCTGTGATTGCACCTATAGCTGCAGGCGCTGCTGCTTTTGGATTATGGTCTGACAGCACAGACACTGCCACTGCTGCCACAGCCACAAACACAACAGAAACTGATCTGAATACTCAGGCTCAGAGAAATGCCAAATCAGCCATAGACGACAAGGTCAAAAGCATTCAGGCACAGGTGACTGAATTTAGTCGTGTGAATGCTCAGACTCTGGACCAGATCAATCTAGATGCACAACTGATTGGCACCAGTCGCCAGTATCAAGACACACAAAAAGCACAAGCAGCCTTGGCCAAACGCAGTGCTGATGAAATTGACAAACTTAGAACAGCCAAAGAAGCACTCAGCGAAAAAGAAAAACAACTGGGCCTGGGTGCTGTGTATGATCAACAGATTGCTGAGATTCAAAGACTCACTGTGCTGGAACAAGCAAGAGTAAGTCAGGCCATTGACAATGCTGGTCGCCTACAGAATCTTGAGGAACGCAGACTATTTGGCATTCGTTCAGAATATGATCTACAAGACAAGTTGCTGAACCTACAGCGTGAAACAGCTGATGTTGGACTCTTGGACATAGAGAAAAAATACAGAGACATTGTGAGAGCCGCAGATGATTCAGCCCGTGCTGCTGTCCGTGCAGAAGAAGCACGTCGTGGTGCACCCCTGAATACTCAGGAGATTCAGGAGTACTATGCCCGGGCTCGCCAAGGCACTGATCGCTTGGTCACAAGTCAGAAGAAACTGTATGACAGTTCAAGAACATTCAGCACAGGCTGGAACCGGGCCTTCAAAGAATATGTAGAAAATGCAACCAATGCTGCTGCCAAAGCAGAACGCATGTTTGCCAAGTTTACTTCAGGACTGGAAGATCTCATTGTGGACTTTGCCAAGACAGGCAAGTTTGAATGGCAAGGATTTGTAAACAGCATGCTGGAAGAACTGTTGCGCAGTCAGATTCGTGAGACCCTGGCCAGCCTGGGCACAGCCTTTGGCTTTGGCAACTTGTTTGGTGGCGGCGGCTCAGCCAGCGTGGGCACTAGTGCCAACAATCCCATGTATGTGATAGATGTAGGCAGTGGTGGTGGTGGTGGCGGTGGCAGCAATCTAATTGGTAGTCTACTGGGCAACAGCAACAACATGGCTTCTGGAGGAGGCATTGGCGGCGGAGGAGGCGGCGGAGGTGGCGGTATCTTTGACACCATTGGTAGTATATTCACTGGTGTGACCGGCACAGTTGGATCAATATTTGACTCAATTGGTTCAGGAATCAGCAGCCTGTTTGATGGTTTCTTTGCTGGCGGTGGACAGATTGGTGCAGGACGATTTGGCATGGTAGGCGAATCTGGTCCTGAATTGATTTCTGGACCTGCCAACATAACTCCTGTGTCAGGTCTAGGTGGCTCAACCAATATCACCTACAATATCAATGCAGTAGACGCAAGAAGTTTTCAGTCTCTACTGGCTCAAGACCCAGGATTTGTTCATGCTGTGGTCCAACAAGGTGCCAGAGGCATCCCACAAAGGAGATAACACATGAGCTTCCAATGGATATTTGATGGTGCTGAGACCATGAGTCTTGACACAAAGAAAGTGGTTGGAACCACAATCACTAGAGACGGCACAGTGCGTTCAACCAGTCGCGGTGGACAGGTATGGCGATTCACTGTGAAACTACCAGATGGTCCTGCCTGGAGCGAGTATCGCCAGAACATTGCCCTGGCAGAAGCCCTGGACAGAACCACAGTGAGCACAGTGCAGATCAATGACGCAGGCTACAACTCCTGGTTCACTGCCTATCAAGGCAACAGTGTGAACAGCACAGGATTTGAGGGAACCTGGACACAAGGTGGCACCACACTCACACTCACAACTTCACCAACCACCAGTTCAGGCTTCAAGTTCAAAGCAGGTGATTACATACAGCTGGGCGCAGCAGGCAAAGTCTACAAAGTTGCAGCCAATGTGGCCTTCAACTCCAACACAGTGACCTTGCACAGACCCATCATTGATGCCACACAGGCCTCAGCCACAGCCTTGCCTGTTGGCATCAATGTGACCTGGTCAGTGATCTGCACAGACTTCCCACAGTGGACCATATTCTCAAGAGATCAGATCAGTTGGTCTGGTGCATTTGTTTTCTATGAAAGCCTGGTATGAGCACTGACCTTTCAGCATACCCTGCCATATGGAGCAGTCTATTTGTGAGAATAGACGTGGAAGACTATCAGGTTCTAAGGTTTAGTGACTTCTACCGGCCCTACACCATCAACAGTGAAAGTTATGCAGCACTGGGCAGTCTCATGGATGTGAGCAGCACGGAAAGTCAAATGAGACTGAGTGAACAAGAACTCACAATCACTCTGAGTGGCATTCCCACCACCAACATTGACAGTGTGCTGGACTACAAGATCAAAGGCTCACCTGTGGAGATATACCGTGGCCTGTTTGATCCCAACACAGGTGCAGATATCACAGCGCCAGTGGGCAAGTTTGTGGGCCTGGTCAACAACTTTGCCTTGCAAGAGGACTGGGACAACGAAACCAGAAGCAGCACAGTCACAATCATTCTGACCTGCAGCAGTCTTATTGGTGTGCTCAATACCAAATTGGCTGGCCGCTTTTCAAATCCCACTGATCAACAAAAATTCTATCCGGGTGACAATTCAATGAATCGTGTGCCCAGTTTGATCAACAGTAACTTTAATTTTGGAGCACCTGCATGAGTTGGTTTGATGATCTTGTAGACACCGGTAAAACGCTGCTGGGCGGTGTTGTGAATTTTTTCACCAGCAGCAGCATTGGTGCTAATCTTGCCAAGACAGCACTGCTGGGTTACACACTGAATCGTGTGAACAGTACCATCAACAAGAGCAATGAAAATCAAGTGCCACCACCAACGGCTCGTGTGGATCCTGGTGTGCGTCTGCAGGTACCTCCAGCCAGCGACTACAAGATTCCTGTGGTGTATGGTGCAGCCACTTTTGGTGGTGTGATAACAGATGCCTTTCTCACTAGTGACCGGCTCAACATGTACTATGTGATTACCTTGTGTGAAAAAACAGGCACCAGACTCAGCACCGCAACTGACAGTGCATTTGTGTTCAATGATGTGTTTCTCAATGACAATCGTGTGATTTTTCAAAGTGATGGTATCACAGCAGACTACATGATTGATAGAGAAGGCAACCAGGACATCAGTGTGCGAAATCTTGTGCAGATCTACTGCTATGCCAACGGCAGCGCAGTACCTGTGGTGCCAGAATACTATACCAATGCTGGTCTGTTGCCAGCCTACAGCATCATGCCCAACTGGGACAGCACCTGGACCATGTCAGATCTTGTGTTTGCCATTGTGAAGATAACATACACCAAAGACAAAGGTGTGAGTGGAGTGCCAAACATGCAGTTCAGTCTAACCAACTCCATGAGCCTGCCAGGTGATTGTATCTATGACTACATGACCAACACACGATATGGTGCTGGTATTGCTGCTAGTGACATAAACGCATCATGACATCAACACTAGCCAGTCTCAACACCTTTAGTTCAGGCAATATCACATTCACTGCCACAACTATTGTGCTGACCAGAACAGTGGCTGAAAGTTTTCTGGCACCAATCTGTACCTGGGACGCAGCAAGACCTCTGGGCGCTCTCACCGGCAACGGAGTGCAGGTCAGTTACAGCACCGGCAATGCAACCACACAGGTCACCTTTGTGAACAGTGCTCTGAGTCAAAACCCACTCACAATTACCAATCCCAGCACAGGCGTGTATGTGATCCGTGGTATCAAAACTGTTGTGGACTGGAATGCCAGTCTTGCCACAGTGACCCCTGCTGCAGGCAACACAGGAAATATAAATCTCACTGCCACCGTGACCAATACCAACAGTGCTGCAGGAAACTTTGTGCTGGCTGTGACAGGAGTTCCGGTGTAATGACCACTCTGGCCAGTCTCAACAGTTTCAGCAGTTCCAATGTTGTGTATCAGGTTGATACTCAGTATGTGTCTGGTGTTGAAGATGATGCCTTGATTATCACTCCGCCTTCCTGGGCCATGATTCAGACCATGGGCAATATTCTGGTCAGCACAGGTATCACTGCCACCTATACCTTGGCCAATGCAGCCAGCGGTAACATAACTTTTGTCACAGCAGCTGAAAGTCCCAATGTTGTTGTGACCAGCAATGTGGTCACAGGTGTTTATTCAGCCGGCAACATACACAGCACACAAGACTGGCTCACATCTGACGCCAGCTTTAATCCGCCCTTGAACTTTTTTGGCAATGTGAGTCTAACACTCACGCTGGCCAGTGCCAACAGTGCTGGTTATACCTACAGCATTCCTTACAACTTATTCTTTGCTGAAAAACCTCTGTTGATACCGGCACCCAATGATGTGATCTACACTGCCAATGCCAACACTGTGTTGAATTCCACACAGGTGTGTCAGATTGGCAATGAAGCACCCTTGTCAAACTCATACACTTTTACCATTGACACACAGGATCCTTTCAATGCAGTGCGTCTGTTTACCACTAGCAACACCACACTCACTACCAACACCTTTACCGCAGTCAGTGCCAACGTTGCAAGATTGAGCCTGGCCGGAACCGGAACCAATATCAATGCACATCTAAACAGTCTAGTGGTTCAACAGTCTGGAGCACAACGAACTCCCATTATAGTAAATCCAGAACCCAACAACTTGCCCTTGGCATCAGGTTATTTTAACAGTGCATTCTCAATGGCAGGGTTCAACAACCTCAATACCACAGCACCTAGTGTGTTGAATCTCTTGAACAACACAGTGAGTGCTGCAGAGTTCACATTTGAAGGTTATCTCAACATAAGTCAGGTGTTGTTTACGTCTGATGGTGAAGCAAACTACTATCAAAATTATATCACTGGAGGTGGTAATGTAGTAGGAACACCTGGAATCACTGATCAGATTCAGCTGAGAATACTGGGTCCTCTAAGTCCTTACAACAGTACCGGACTAACAGTGCTGGCTCTGATAGGTCGTGGTTCAGGCGGTGGTCCAGAGGTGTTGTACACAGAATTTTCTCTAAACACTCCCATGCATGTGGCTGTGACCAGAACCACTGACAATCTCTTGCGACTCTACGTGAACGGGCAGCAGGTTATGAATCAGATGTATAGTAGTGTTCCTTTGCCTGGTGCAGGACTCATAACATGTCCAGTATCCACACCTGCTCGCTTGGTCATGGGTCATTTCTCTGAGACTACCACTAGGCCCAATGGACTGCGTGGCTACTTTGATGAGATTCGTCTCAGCAACACGGTGCGTTATACAGGAACTTTTGCAAAACCTGCTGTGAGTTTTCTCAATGATACCAACACAGTGATGTTGTTGCATCAAGACACAGGAGCCCAGGACGATGGCGGCGCTGCGACTCAAAGCAATGCAAAAATTATCAATGCAGAAGATTGGCGACTGACCTGGACCGTGACACTGCCCAGCACAGGTATCACAGCCAGCTATCTACAACGATATGGACAGCAACGCACAGGTACATTTGATCTTTATCCCTACACACTTGACAATACCACCACAGTGACCACTGCTAATCTAAGAGCACCATATCACATTGGTGATGTTGAAACCACTGGCAACATCATGATCACTGCGTATAGTCCATTGTATTATGGAAATGTTGCCTCTGATCAGATTGATGTCACAAGCACAGCCAACTCAGCCTCACAAAGCACCATACAGTTCACCACCGCAAGCAGCAACAGTAATGTCACATCAAACATGGCCAGGATCAGGTCAAGAGATGCCACTCTGGCCATGCCTGTGCCTGGCGACTTCACCACAAGAACCGCTGTGAATCCTGCCACCTGGGGCCCTGCTTTCTACAGCAACATGAACATGACCACATCAGCATTTGCAGTGGCAGGTGGTCAGGTAGATAACTTTTCAGGACCTGCAAGATGGCAGTACGATGACATCACGGGAGGTTATGTTGCAGGATCAGTTATTGTTGGTAGTCTGCGGCAGATTCCCTGGTATATGTTTGGCACACACAGCAACTACGAATACTGGAGCTCAATGTATCTCTGGGTAACTGGCATTGCACTCAAAGCAGGCAGCAGCACTGTATGGTCCTGGGGTCGCGGAGGATCATTTGCAGGAACCTGGCCCACAGCCAAGAGTCTTAACATCAGAATGGATAGACAGTTTTACAATTATCCAAACAGTTCAAATTGGAATCTAAGCACAGTGTTGACCATAAGTAGACCAGGAGCCACTTTGAATTTTTCAGCACCAGAATATGTATTCACAGCCATAACTCCAGGTGTGGGTGTTGAAACATCTGCCACAGGGCCTGGCTGTTATGAAAGTGCCTACAGCACCATACTTGGTGCCCATGCAGCCATGAATACCAAACCGTTGTTTTTTGTCAGTGCAAGTACTCAGGTTGTTTCACCGGCATACACAGCTGAAGTCACCTTTGGCATGTTCAAATACACTGGTGGTGGTGTACGGCAGGTACCCTTGGGTGGCAATCCCTTGCTGGGCTATCCATCACAGTTGAGCTTTACACAAAATTTTCCAGTTTAAGGAACACCAATGACCACATCAATATTACCCGCACGATACAAGATAAACGGTATCCTTGACACCAAGGCAGCTGTGATGAGCAATCTGGAAACCCTGTGCAATGCCTGCGGCACTTTCATGAGCTACGACATACACACAGGCCTATGGAGTGTGATTATCAACACCACAGGTTCCAGTGTGAAGTCGTTTACCAATGCCAACATCATTGGACCTATTCAGGTGTCAGGAACCAGCCTGCAGAATCTGTTCAACAGAGTCAGAGTTGAGTTTCCCTTGCGTGACACCAGTGATGGCACAGACTTTATTGAAATTGAGATTCCTGAAGTAGACCGTTATCCCAATGAACCAGACAGCACTCTGCAGATGACTTTGCAAATGTGCAACGAACCTGTGCAGGCCACAATCATTGGTCTAATAGAACTCAAACAAAGCCGTATTGACCAGATCATCACTTTTATATCTGACTACAGTACTCTGAGTCTCAATGCCGGTGACATCATCTCAGTGACCAATGACATCTATCAGTTCTCAGCCAAACCATTCAGAATCATCAGCCTAAGAGAAGTTGACACAGAATCTGGCAGCATACAGATTGAGATCACTGCCTTGGCCTATGATGCCAACGTGTACAGCACAGCTGATCTTGGTCGTTTTATACGCACAGATAGAAATGGTATTGTGGGCATTGGATCAATCTCTGCACCTATCACTCCGGTGATCTACAATTTTGCAACAGATGTCAGACCAGGCATTGTGATTGAAACAGTGGTGCCTGCAGGCATTGTGGAAAGCATGGAGTTCTGGGTCAGCACTGACAACACAAACTTTGTCTCAGTAGGCAGTCAGACACCTGTTGGAGGTGGATCTTTTGATTCAGGCGATGTGGTCACACTGGAATACAATCAAGTGGCCACTGCCAACTACTATGTGAAAACACGAGGAATCAATTCAACCACAGCCGGACCATTCTCACCTGTGGTGAGCTTTATTGGATTTGTGCCTGTGCAGACCACTGATGCACTCACACCCACAACCAATGCATTAGATTCGTCAGGAAACATTCTGAATACCCTGGCACTCACAGCACTGTTGAAATTGTTGGACAACCTGATTGCTCAGAACAGTGCTTCTGCAGCAGGTGGTATATTTGACAAGTACAACACTACCTTTGAGTCAGTCACAGGAAAAACTATCACAGATGTTCCTGTGCTTGTGCAGAATGTGTTCACTATCAGTAACACCACAGTGATGTCTAAACTAGCTGCCATGAGTGCAACAACTCTTGATTATGGCATCTATGATATTGCCAACACAGGAAATAGAAGCAACTGGATCTCACAAAGCACCACACTTACACAAACCTTCAATAGTTTGAGTTTTGAAATTAAACTTCCAACAGTGGTTGAAGAATACTACTACAAGGATCAAACTGATACCTTGACACTGGGAGAGATAACAGCACAACCAGCATTTTTTGTCAACATATTGTTTGGCGCAAGCCTGGCCACTGCCACACTGGTGAGTCAGAGCACTGTGGACTGGACAACCAACACTGCCACAGCCACAATTGATGATACCAGCATAGGAACTTATTGGCTTGCACTGCAACTTATTCCCACATATGATCTAAGTCTGAATTGGACCACAAGGGGCGGCAGCACAGTGGACGGCAACAAGATTTTTCTAACAAATTTCACTAGCCTGGGCACCAGCAGCGATGTGATCATAATTCAGACAGCAATTCAATACTAAGGATTCCGCATGTACAGATATTACTACAACAGCAACAACAAGATTATTGCCAGTTTAAACTACAAAAATATTATTTTGTTAGACCCACCGGCTGACGCTCAGGGCTGGTGTGAACAATCTAACAAAATCATAATAAATGACTATGAATACGATCCGGATACACAAAGTCTTGTGCCTGTGAATCAATAAATAACAACACTAACTGGGCCACAGTCCAGTTCACATCCCCAAGGAGGAGAACATGGCAAACGGCGTTTTAAGTTTTAGTGACTACATTGGTGGTCCAGATGATATCATTGCGGCACAGGCATTCCCCAGTGATCAGAAACAGTACCTGTACAATTTTGATACAAATATCACAGGTTGGACATTTTCAGCAGACTATCAGGCTCTGGTGGTAGATGAGATTGCGTTCAACCGCTACACAGGTCAACCAAATTTTTCAAACAGTAGTGTAATAGGCAGTTTTGCCAAGGTTGAACTCACAGGAAACAATGCACCTGTTGTGCAATCAGCCAGCACAGGCACCATAAATCTGCGTGTGCCTGCAGGCATGTACACAGGACCTATTGTGCCTGACGCAAGAATCAACATTCCTGTGGTGATTGTGGCATTTACCTGGTCAAATGCAGACACTTTCCCCACAACACAAACACACAGATGGGCATTTGTTCAGGCCTGGGAACCAGATGTGACTCCGGGCAATCCTGTAGGATCAGCAGGTTATACTGCTCTCACTGTTTAAGGATTACACATGTCATACAATATTATTATTACAGACACAGTGAGCAATGTCACTGTGGCCACAGTGAGTTATCCTGTCATGGTCAGTGCAGACAGCACTGCAATTGTGGGTGCCACAGGACCTGCCGGTGCCACTGGCCCTAGTGGACCTACAGGTGCAACAGGACCCACTGGCAGCACTGGTCCCGCAGGCAACACTGGCCCACAAGGCACAACAGGGCCTCAAGGAGCCAGTGGACCCACAGGTCCCACAGGTTCAACAGGGCCTAGTGGCAACACAGGACCTCAAGGTAGTACAGGGCCCACTGGCCCTGTAGCAGCCACTGGACCACAAGGCAACACAGGACCACAAGGAGCTTCAGGACCTACTGGACCCACAGGTGCAACTGGACCACAGGGCGCCAGTATCACATTCAAAGGCACAGTGCCCACAGTTGGTGATTTGCCAGCAGTTGGCAATCAACCCAACGATGCCTGGATTGTGACCGCAGATGGAAATCTCTATGTATGGAGTGGCACAGTCTGGAATGACGTGGGAGATATTGTTGGACCACCAGGTGGTCAGGGCGCTACAGGTCCACAAGGCAACACAGGGCCCACAGGCGGCACAGGTGCCACAGGCCCACAGGGCGACACAGGACCCACGGGCAACACTGGCCCACAAGGCATCACTGGATCAACAGGCCCTACAGGATCAACAGGTCCTCAGGGCACAACAGGTCCTCAGGGAGCATCAGGCCCTACTGGACCACAAGGATCAACAGGTCCACAAGGCAACACAGGTGACACAGGACCTCAAGGATCAACTGGCCCTGCAGGTTCAACAGGACCGCAAGGCTCAACTGGCCCCACAGGCTCAACAGGACCTACCGGTGCAACTGGGCCTAGTGGCAACACAGGACCACAAGGCACAACTGGACCCACGGGCGACACAGGACCTCAAGGATCAACTGGCCCTGCAGGTAGTACTGGACCACAGGGCAACACAGGACCTGTTGGCAACACAGGACCCACTGGCTCAACTGGACCCACGGGCAACACTGGCCCACAAGGCACAACAGGACCACAGGGCGACACAGGATCTACTGGACCTACTGGCAACACTGGCTCTACTGGACCTGCAGGATCTACTGGTCCTAGTGGCAACACAGGCCCACAGGGAGATACAGGACCCCAAGGCGCATCAGGACCTGCTGGATCTACAGGGCCTGCTGGCTCTACAGGGCCTGCGGGTGGTACAGGACCACAGGGCGACACAGGACCCACAGGTGCAACTGGACCAGTTGCAGCAACAGGACCCACTGGTGCAACAGGCCCTACCGGCGCATCTGGACCACAAGGATCAACCGGTCCTGCAGGTGCCACAGGCCCTGCCAACTACGGCGATGCCAATGTTACCACGTTCCTGGCCACAGGATTTGGATCAAACACAATTGTCACAACAGGCAACATCTCAGCAGGCAATGCAGCCTTGACCGGTAACCTGTCGTTTGGTAGTGTTGATGTCAGAAACTACAACAACAGATTGTATACCACAGACGCACAGTTCAACACACTGATTATAGATACCACTGTGAGTGCCACAGGCAATGTGACCAGTGGCAACATACTCACAGGCGGTGTAGTCAGTGTCACAGGCAATGTCACAGGTGGCAACATACTCACCACAGGACTTGCAAGTGTCACAGGCAATGTCACAGCCAACAACTTTAGTGCAGGTAATTCCTTGTTCCTGGCCAGCACAGTTGAAGTTAGAAACTACAACAATAGATTGTACAGCACAGACGCAGAGTTCAACACACTCGCAGTGGGAACTACTATCAGTGCCACAGGCAATATTTCTGGCAACTACTTCGTTGGTAACGGATCACAGCTGACAGGTATTGCAGGCGGCGGCGGTTCACCTGGTGGATCAAACACACAACTACAGTTCAACAACGCCGGTGCGTTTGCAGGCAATGCAGCAGCAACATTTGACATTGTGACAGGCAACCTGGTGATTCGCAATACCACCTTTAACACTGCCAATGCCATAGTAAGCACAGCAGTGTTTGATGACACAGTGGTATCTGGCAGTGTTGTGAACCCTGGTAGAATCTTGATTGGCACAGGTCCACTGGGCAACAATACCTGGACCACTGCCTCAGATGCCGGTGGCTATGGTCGCGGTAGTGCTGTGCTGGTCAGCAACAGATTTGTCAAGGCAGCCAATGGTCGCAGAGCCATAGGTTTCATGACAGACACTGTGGTAACACCTGCAGCAAATATTTCAGCAGGTGGCACACGAGTACGAGGTACTAATCTTACTCTCAATGTGGGCGGTGGTGCCAGCAACTTCAACTGGACCAATTCAACCTGGTATCAGGCACCCATGGCTGTGGTTGGTGGCTTGAATGTAGGCAATGATGGTGTGACCCAGACCGGCAACACTGTGATTACCACAGCCACAGGAGTTGCTGGTTCAGTCTTTGTAAATGCAGGCAGCCAAGTCACCAATGGATTTGGTGTGATAGGCGATGTGGAAGGCAATGTGGTCAACAGCACAGCATTTGCTGCCAGTTTCTACAACGACAATACTGCTACACCTGCCAATGTGTATGGTTACTGGATGGGAACAACAAGTTCAACAGGGGTTCCCAATGACAATGGTGCAAGAAACGCCACCAACTACTACTTCTTGCGTAATGATGATCCTGTGGCACAGGCACAGCTGGGCAGTCTGCGAACATTCCATGAATATCGCTATGACACAGCCGCAGTGGCAGGTGC